TCTTCTAGTTGGTCATCATCAACGTTTATATCAATTACAGGTTTCCCTAGCGCTCTCAAAGCGTATTGTTTTAACGTTTCTCTTGTAGATGGTTTAGCCATTGTTTTCTCTTTTCTCTACTATTTATAACCTATCCAAGTGCCACAGCTTGAGCTATAGCGAATGCGGGTGTTGTTTTTGCGTCTAATTGTGTTTGAATAGCACTAGTCACTCCAACAGTATGATTTAATTGTGTAGCTGTCGCTGTGACTGCTACATCTTCATTAACTTTTGGACTAGTTAAAGTTTTGTTTGTAAGTGTTTGAGTACCTGATAGAGTAGTCACTGTACTATCTATAGCAAATGTTACAGCGTTACCAGAGCCACTAGTGTCAATACCAGTACCACCAGTAAATGTCAACGTTTCACTATCTAAATCAATTGATAATGCACCACCTGAATCTGCTTGAAAGTCTAAATCTTCAGCAGTTATTTGAGCATCTACATATGCTTTAATAGATTGTTGAGTTGCCAAATGTGTATTAGAATCACTTGCCATATTATCTTCATCTTTAACAGCTGTGCCACTAACACCTGTATTTAAAACAGGACTAGTTAAAGTTTTGTTTGTTAAAGTCTGTGAAGCAGTATTTAATGTAATAGCACTTGTGTTAGATAAATCTGTTGAAGCAATTGTAATATTACCTGTACCATCAAATGATTGACCAGCAATATTTCTAGCAGTTTCTAACGCAGTAGCAGTAGCTGCGTTTCCTGAAGTGTCCTGATTACCAGATGTATTAACACCAGGTAAGTTAATATTACCTGTGCCATCAAATGATACACCACCGATATTTCTTGCTGTCGCAAGTGCTGTTGCTGTAGCAGCATTTCCAGTTGTTGATCCTGAACTACCTGATACATTTCCTGTGACGTTTCCTGTCACATTACCTTCCAAATTTCCTACAAGTGTTCCTGTGGTAATTGTTAAATCACCTGTTGTTGATCCTGTAAATGTTCCTGTACCAACAATAAACTTGTCAGCACTTTCATCAAAACCTATAAAGGCATTATTTGAACTACCTCTTTCAATAACAATACCAGCATCACCTGATGGTGTTCCTGATGTACCATTTCCTAATTCTATTAACTTATCTGTGATAGTAGAGTTAGTTGTTTCTAAAGTTGTTGTTGATCCTGAAACAGTCATATTACCAGAGACAGTTAAGTTTCCTGTAATAGATAATCCTTCACCCATTTCTATAATAGATGAATCAGCAGATGTAATAGAGTTACCTGTTATATTAATACCACCAGCAGTTAAGTTAGAAATACCTGCGATTGTGGTATTACTCGCACCTAAAGCTATTGATGTAGTACCTATAGTAACAGTAGAGTTAGATAATTTTGAGTTAGCGATTGAACCAGCAAGTTGAGCATTAGTAATTGTGCCTGTCAAAGATGAAGTAGGATATGAAGTTGCGTCAGATAAATCAAATGCTGGTGTCGTGTCACTAGCACCTAATGCTAAAGATACACCACCAAAATTAACAGTTGAATTAGATAATGATGAATTACCTATATTAGATAGTGTGTTAGAACTACCAGAAATAGTTTTGTTTGTTAATGTTTGTGTTGTGCCTGTAAATAATGTATCTATTTGAGATAAGTTTATACGACCCTCAGTACCACCATCTGATGCTAATAGTTTATCTGATGCTACAAGTGTTTGACCTGTTAAATCAGTTGCGCCATCAATATTTACTATCGCTTCAACAGCACCAAACTCTAACGCTGTTGCGCCTGAGTTTACTTTTAATACCTGACCAGCAGAACCAATAGATAACGCAGCACCTATACCACCATGTGATAGAGGAACAAACTCACCAGTTTGAAACTCTGCCAAACCTGTGGCTACGTTACTATCGTTAAATACTGTTCTTATTGGTGTTTTTGCTGACATAATTCTCTCTCTTGTCTATTTATTAGAATTGAAATAGTGTGATATTACTATCTGCTAGATTACTCCCGTTTGCTAATGTGAATGTTTTTGCACCTGTATAAACAAATTTATCATCTACAACAGAGTTAAAGTTAAAGTTTGTATTGGCAGTTGATAGACCACCAGCCTTTGAAAAGAAAGGTACGACAGTCGCTGCTTGTTCTGTACCACCTGATCCTGTTACTGCTACAGCGATCTTATTTGCACCAGCCTTAGAACCTGCGGGTAAAGTCACACCTGTCGCTGATACAGATACTGTACCTGTACCATCTGAATCAATTGTTGCGCCACCTAGATTAATTGTTTGTCCTGTTAAAAATAACTCACCAAAACGTTTACTTGAAGTACCTAGATTTCTTGTGCCATTTCCATCAGGAACAATATCTGAATCTACTGCTGAAAAGTCAGCCGATCCTAAGGCTACAATCGTACCACTATTGTTTACAAATATTTTCTTTTGTACTGGATTGATACCGACTTCACCTGACTCTAAATCACTTGTAGAAGGGTCACCTGAAGCAGCTGTAAATTTTTTTAGTTTTATCTTTAATGGCATTAATTACCGTCCACTTGGTCTGTAAATTCTAATTTTTGTGTCGTACTATTAAATACTAAAAATTTACCATTACCAAGTGAGCTTGTATCAACGTCATCTAAATTCAAAAGTCGTACTTCACCACCACCACCAATTGAAGCCATCTCTTTGTAGTTTTTCTAAATCGCTTAATTGTGGTTGTTCATCTAATTGTTCAGGTTTCTTAATTAAACCTGACATTGCCTGCGCTAATGAGTTGACATCAGTTTCTTCAACTTTTGGCTCAGGTCTTGTTTTCTTACTGAAGTAATTTACTGGTTTTACTTCAACTTGTTTTATTTCTTCTACTTGTTCAGGTAATGTAAAAGTACCATCACCAGTAAATACTTGTGTTGAAACTTCAACTTGTTTACCATCTTCTTCAATAGGCTCCAATTCATCTTGTTTAATTTCACTTTCAGTTTTTTCTTTTACTGGAGTTTCAACATCATACTTAACTTCCTCAGGATCAAATCCATCTTTTTGTTTTTCAATATTTTCTTGTAGTGCTGTTTCAAATTGATCTAGTCTATTAAAGAAACCTTGTAGCGCATCTAGCTTAGTAGACTCACGTTTCGCTATGATAACGTGTTCTCTTTTCGCCTCTGATACTGTACCAAAGAAACTAGATAAGTCTTTTGAAAGATCAATATTTACTCTTGGTGTAAATCTAATCTTTTCTTCTTCAACCTTTTTCTTTTCTTTGGCTACAGAATTAAAAAATTCTTGTAACTCATTCATTATAGTTGTGTCACTCTTGGATTGACTGTTACTATTCCCTTTTGTACAACTTCAATAGTTGAATCAGCAAGTGTAATCATTACATCATAAACATATCTACCAGCACTAATATTTTTAGTGACTGTATCTGTCAATTGTAATTTATATATACCTGATGCTGCTGTGACTATTGACGCTGTGAAAGTTGCTGTTAAAGTAGAGGAATCATAAGATGGCCTCATCTGCGCATTAAAAGTACGACCAGATATATCGTAAGCAGTTGACCCATCTGTTGTGACAGTTAAATTCTTACTAAAATCTGCGCCTTGATCTACTACTAAATTAATGTTTTGACTTTGTGTGACAGCCATATAATCTCCTTTTAGTATATTTATAAGTGTTATATAGTCAAAATTTATGATGATTATATATTAAAAATAATTAAAATTCAATACTAATCTTCTTTTAGAATCAGTTGTATTTGTTCCTAGATGTTTTAAATTAGAATTAAAGATAACCATTCTATTTTCTATTGATTGTATTATCTTATTATCTTTTTGAAATTTTGTATAACCATCATTTGTATTCAAATAATATACAGCTGTTTTACATTTAAAAGTAAAATCACAATGATATGTGCCTTCTATGAGTTTTGTAGAGTGACTAGTGGAGTTTAGTTTAATTTTAATTAGAGAAGTACAGTTTAATTTTTCTAAAAAAGGTAAAAGTAGATCGTAGTGTTGAGAATTTGGTTTATTTTGACGATAAAATGTGTGAATATATTTATTTTTTTCTAAACCTTTTTCATTTAAATAATCTGTGAATTCAGAAAAATACCAAGGAAAATATGTATTGTTTACAATACCATTTTTAATTTTTTCAAAAGATTCTTTATCTAAAAAATTATCAATTACTTTCATAATATTATTTAGTGACTAATTAAAAATTAGTTATTGAAATTTGTATCTTATTATAACTATACCTTTTCCACCAGCTTTACTTCCTTGAGGATTAGGATATCCATTACCACCTCCACCTCCACCAGTATTTGCTGTACCAGCAGATCCTGCGTTTCTAGCGTCTGTTCCATTACCACCACCACCAGTTCCACCATTGGCACGGTTTCCTTGGTT